ACACCAAGTGCTTTGTCTTTTGCAGTAACTTTCTTCTTAGTTACAGTAGGCATTGGTTGTTTGGCTAGTTTGTATTGTTTCTTGTTTTGAAACCAATCTATACCATAGTTAGGTTGTACCTTACCATTCTCGGTTGCCCATGCATAACCCATGCAAGACTCAAACAATGTAGTAAATTGATCATACATCTTCTTGCATATCTCGTATTTATCTTGAGCTACCATATAAGCAATCTCAACATATGATCCACGTACCTCGTCTTGGCTGAATCTTTCAACATCTTGATTGTATGTATACTGTGTCTTGTCTAGGTAATCTTTTGCAGATTTCAAAGAGTAAGCACATGATACAGCAATACCTCCAATCATTAGAAACAGATCGAGATTGTATTTTGGATTTTCCATACTCTCCGACTGTTGTATACCAGTTTTTGAGTATGTTGTTTCTCGTTTTGTACCATCAGCATTCAATGGTCTGTCGATAAGAAAATTATCCACATCATTGAATAATGTATCAGGTATTTCATTTAAGATTAATGTTGAAATATCATTGAATGTATTTAGTTTAGTTTTTGTCATATCATTATCTCCTATGTTAGATATGTTGTTATATTCACCACAAACACGTGGGGAACTTGATAACCCTCATTCGTCATACGAAGTCAAGGGTTTTAATCAGCTTTAGCTGATAATGCGTAACCAATATTGATCACAACAATTATATATCAACGGGGTGAAGCATTACCCTTTACTCGTATGGTAAGATTTCGAGAGTAGCATGTTTCCCCACGTGTGCCTCGCAGAGTTGAGTGTGTGTGCGTAGAGAGGGATATTGTCGCATGAAGAGTCAAGAGATCTGGGCGATCTTCAGATCTTTTGATCGGTATGAATGGGTCAATCCCATTGCGTACCGATTCCGTGTCATTTCAGTCTTTATAAGAATTACATTGCCATGCCTAGGCAGAATAGCAAGAGGGGAAGAGGTTGGGCTACTATCCGTTGCACAGTAAATGAGTCGCACACACTTAAGCGACTCAGAGACTGATGCTTTAGGTTGTAGGGGAACTCTTGCTATTCTGAATAGGTTTGGCATACGCATGATGGAAACCACCACGATAAATCCTTTATAAACAGTGAGTTATAAAAGCCCTTGACAAGTGATATTTACTTGTTCCATAAAGAGGGGGTAAGGGGGTGTTTATGCTTACACAAAGAAAGTTAACTAAGAAACAGACGTTACTAATTGATACGATTGTAGCTACTGGTTGTAGTGTAATAAAAGCGGCGAAGATAGCAGGATATGCTGATGGTGAGTCAGGTAGAGTGACAGCCAGTAAGACTTTGCGATTACCTCATGTTCAAGAGTATATGCAGATGAGAGTTAGAGAGAGTATAGGACTCAATGCTACGATAGCATCTCGAAAGGTATTAGACCTAGCCAGTAGAGCTAAGAGTGAGTATGTACAGCTAGAGGCAAGCAAGGATATACTAGACCGAGCAGGATATAAACCAGTAGATAAAGCCATGCACTTAGTCAGTGGTAATATTAATGTAAGTATAGATCTAACATGATTGGTGATGTAGTACTTAGAGATGTCAGATTAGGAGTACTACTGATGATAGTAGGGGGTGGGGGTTAAAAAAGTGAGAGGTCTACTCTACAACACCACCCGTACAAACATTATAGTTCAAAAAGGTACGTTATGATTGAAATACATTTTAGATTGTTTAAACTCTTTAATAGGTTTAGTAACTACTTCTATGGGAAATACTGTAGAGGACTACATAGGAAGCAAGGAAGATAATGGCTAAGACACCTGCATGGACACGCAAAGAGGGTAAGAATCCTAAGGGTGGTTTAAATGCAAAGGGTCGTGCTTCTTATAAGGGAGGCACGTTGAAGCCACCAGTTAAGAGTGGTGACAATCCCAGACGAGCAAGTTTCTTAGCTCGGATGGCAGGAATGAGAGGGCCAGAGAGAGATGCTAAAGGAAAACCTACTAGATTATTACTATCGCTTCGTGCATGGGGTGCGAGTAGTAAGGCAGATGCTCGTGCCAAAGCTAGAGCAATTAGTAAACGTAATAAGGCAAAGAAATAACTATGAGTTTATTCAACTAGAAAAGGAGACTACTATGCCAATGGGTAAAGGAACTTACGGAAAAACAAAAGGAAGACCACCTAAGAAAGCAAGTCTTACTGGCAAGCAAAAGACATTGCCTAAATCATTACAGGCAAAAATTATGAAGGCTAAGAAAAAGTAAATGGCTGTTAATGCTGCAGGAAACTATACCAAACCTGCTATGAGAAAGGCTTTGTTTAATAGGATCAAAGCGAGTAACAAGGGTGGTAGGTCAGGTCAATGGAGTGCAAGAAAAGCACAGATGTTGGCTAAACAATACAAAGCTAAAGGTGGGGGTTATACTTCTTAATGGCTTTAAAGAAAACACAGAGATCTCTTCGTGCTTGGACTAGACAGAAGTGGCGAACCAAATCAGGTAAACCTAGTACACAAGGGCCAAAAGCAACTGGTGAACGTTATTTACCTGAGAAAGCGATTAAGGCTCTTAGTGCCAGTGAATACGCAGCCTCTTCGGCTGCTAAACGAAAAGCAATTAGAAGAGGTAAACAGGTATCTAAACAGCCCAAAAAGATTGCTGCAAAAACGAGAAGTTATAGATCTTATTCATAGGATAGAAGAATGAGTTTTCTCCATACGTTAAAAAAAGAAGAAAGAAGAATACTTCGTGAGGTGGTAAAGAGAGTCCACCTGAAACATCACCCTGAACAATTTTGTACAGATCGAGAAGCTGATAAAGTTATATCTGTTATTGGGCCTGAGACTGTAGATACTTTGTTAAGAATAGGGGTTAATACAAACATTGATAACGTTTAAATATAAACCTGATGGTGAAGTACTCAAGGCATTTATGAAAGACAATACTTTCTTTCGTGGGATAAGAGGCCCAGTAGGAAGTGGTAAGTCTGTTGGATGTTGTATAGAAATTTTTAGACGTGCATTAATGCAGAAGAAATCTGAGAATGGTAAACGTAAAAGTCGTTGGGCTATTATCAGAAACACAAATCCACAACTTAGAACAACAACTATTAAGACTTGGCTTGATTGGTTTCCTGAGGAAGATTGGGGTAAGTTCCAATGGTCTGTTCCTTACACCCATCACATTACACAGGCTGATCTTGATATGGAAGTAATCTTTCTTGCTTTAGATCGGCCAGAAGATGTCAAGAAACTTCTCTCCCTTGAATTGACAGGAGTATGGGTGAATGAAGCAAGAGAGATACCCAAGTCAATTATTGATGCTACCACTATGAGGGTTGGTCGATACCCTTCTATGAGGGAGGGTGGTGCTACTTGGTCAGGTGTAATCTGTGACACAAACAGTCCTGAGGAAGATCACTGGTGGCCTATTATGTCAGGTGAAGTTCCTATACCTGATCATATTTCTAAGGAAGAAAGTCGTATGTTAGTCAAGCCTGACAACTGGGTATTCTTTACTCAACCTAGTGGGATGCTTGAGGAAAAAGATGAAGATGGAAATATTACTGGATACAAACCTAACAAGGATGCAGAGAATCGTAAAAATATTTTAGAATCATATTATCCTAACTTGGTTCAAGGTAAAACTAAATCATGGATTGATGTATATGTTATGAATAGATTGGGTTCTATTCAAGATGGTAAGCCAGTATATAATATGTTTGTGGCTGATACTCATGTTTCAAAAGAAGAAATACCTGTAGCTGATGGAGTTCCACTGTATATTGGTTTGGACTTTGGCCTTACTCCTGCAGCAGTCTTTGGTCAAAAGGTTAGAGGTAGATGGTTAATACTACAGGAAATTGTGGCATTTGATATGGGTATAGTTAGATTTGCAGAACTACTAAGGGCAGAGATAGCTACACGATATAATAACTTAGAGGTTAATATTTTTGGTGATCCTGCAGGTGACTTCAGATCACAGACAGATGAATCCACACCTTTTCAGATATTAAGAGGTGCAGGATTAACAGCTAGACCCACAAATAGTAATGATGTCTCGCTAAGAATAGAGTCGGTTTCTTCAGTATTAAATAGGATGGTTGATGGCTTATCAGGAATTTTAATTGACTTTAGGTGTAAAGAGTTGGTAAAAGGATTTGAGGGTGGTTATCAATATCGCCGACTTCAAGTGTCAGGAGAGCGATATGAGGATAAACCTCTCAAAGACAGGTACTCACATATACATGATGCTATGCAGTATCTTATGTTGGGTGCAGGTGAAGGAAGGCAAGTGTTAGGCATGGGAAAAAAAATAGAGACATTTAATGCTAGAGTAGAGTATGATGTTTTTAATCGCAGACCTAAACAAGCTAAACGTCAAGGTTTATGGGCAAGAATGTAAGGAGATTTCTATGTGTATAGGTGGTGGTAGATCAAGTCCTCCTCCTCCAACTAAGGAGGAAAAGGAAGAAGAGATGGAAAGAGAAGCTCAAAAAGAAGAAGAGACAGCCAAAAGAACTGAAGCAAGACAAGATGTTCTTGAGGAAAACATTACTAGAAGACGTAGAGGGTCAGGTCGTAGATCACTTCTTCGTGGTTCAGGTGGTGGTATTGGTTTTTACAATGAGTATAATCAGTAATGCATGAAAAAACTGCAGAGGGTATGATCCAAAGATACGAGAAGGCTCTTACTGTCAGGCGAGAGTTTGAAGAGCTTTATGATGAGATCTTTGAGTATTGTCTTCCACAAAGACAAGGTTTTAAAAACTATACCCCCGGCCAAAGGCGAGATGATAAGATCTTTGACGAGACAGCAGTTGTTGGTATTCAAGAGTTTGCTTCACGACTGCAAGCAGGGTTAACACCTAACTTTGCTAGATGGGCAGACTTTGTTACTGGATCAGAAGTTCCCCAAGAAGAACGTGATGACATTAACAATGAGCTTGATAAGGTTACTGATTATGTATTTGAGATATTACAAACATCAAACTTTGCACAAGAAATACATGAGTGCTTTATAGATTTAGCATTAGGTACTGCAGTCTTACTTGTAACAGAAGGTGATGCAGTTAACCCAATTAGATTTCAATCTATTCCATTACCTCATGTTGTTTTAGATACTGGCCCTGATGGTAGGGTAGATCATGTATTTAGAGAACGCATGATTAAAAATGCAGACATAATGGTTGCTTATCCAAAAGCAGCATTGACTCCAAATATATTAGAAAGAATTAATAATTATCCCGAAACTAAATGTAAAATACTAGAAGTATCTTGCAGATTGTATGATGATATTAATGAAGAAAAGTATTCTTACATGGTCATTGATATGGCTAATAAAGAAGTTATTATGCAAGAAATATACAAAGGTGTGGGATCGAATCCATTTATTGCTTTCAGATGGAGTAAAGCTAGTGGTGAAATATATGGCAGAGGCCCTGCTGTAAATGCGTTAAGTGCAATCAAAACCTGTAACTTAACAATAGAAATGATACTTGAAAATGCACAGATGGCTATATCAGGTATATATCAAATAGATGATGATGGTGTAGTAAACGTAGATACAATAAATCTTGTCCCCGGAACTGTTATACCTAAAGCACCAAATACTCAAGGACTACAACCAATTAGATCGGCAGGATCTTTTGATGTTGCTAATCTTATTTTAAATGATATGAGAAACAATATTAAAAGGGCATTATATAATGATATGCTAGGTGATCCTAATAAGACACCTGCATCTGCTACTGAAGTTGCTGAACGTATGGCTGATCTTTCAAGGAAGATAGGCTCTGCATTTGGTAGACTGCAAGCAGAAATGGTTCAGCCAGTATTGCAGAGAGTAATTTATATTCTCAGGCAACAGGGTCGAATAGAAATGCCTACAGTTAATGGAAGAGAAGTAAAGATTAGGAGTGTGTCTCCCCTTGCACAAGCTCAATCTAATCAAGATATTGTTTCTCTAAATAGATTTTTACAGACAGTAGCAGGATCATTTGGCCCTGAGATATTAAATTTACTTATATCTTCAGAGGAGACTGCACTGTACTTAGCCAAGAAGTTTGGTGTGCCTGACACATTAATTAGAGATGCTGACGAAAGACAGCAGTTAATACAGATGGCACAACAGATGCAACAAGCCCAACAGCAAGGAGAGATGCCTAGTGGCCCAGCCGAAATACTTGGGGGTTGATGGATACCAACGACCTCGTGAACAAGATGAAAAATTATCACAAGATACATTAGCATTGTTTAATACACCTGTAGGTCAGAGTGTATTGAAATATTTAAAGTCTATTACTGTTGATGCAGTAGCAGGGCCTAATATTACTGATGCTGAACTAAGACATTTAGAAGGGCAACGATACCTTGTTGCTCTTATAGTTAAACGAATCAATCACGCACAAAGGACAAAGAAATGAATGAAGCACCACAAGAATCTGCTACAGAAACTTCTGTAGAAAATACCTCTGCCTCCACAGACCCAACTACTGAAGCTGTAGCAGATACCACAACTAGACCTGAATGGTTGCCTGAAAAGTTTCAGACACCTGAAGACTTAGCTAAATCCTATTCTGAATTGTCTACAAAGATTGGGCAAAAAGAAGAAGAGATAGAAAAGAAACTACAAGAAAAACTAGAAGAAGAGGCTTATGCTCAAAGACCTGCTAGTGCAGGAGACTATCAAATACCTGAGGTATTAAATGAAGAAGAAGCTGCAACTAATCCGTTACTTAAAGAATGGGCTGAATATGCTTGGGAGAATGGTTATTCACAAGAAGAGTTCTCTCATTGGGTAAATAAGTTTGCTGAATATCAAGAAGCACAACAGCCTAACCTAGATCAAGTAAAGGCAGAGTTAGGTGATAATGCTAACCAAAGGGTTGAGTCTGCACAGTTATTCTTGCAAAAGTTTTTTCCAACAGAAATGCAAGATGCAATAGCACAACTTGGATCATCTGCAGAAGGTATTAAGGCTGTAGAATATATACAAAAACAAATGCAAAGTACTACAATTTCAAATCAAGCTACTGTACCTGCAGGTCTTACTCAAGAAGATGTTGAGGCAAGAATGAGAGATCCACGTTA